TTAAAGCATACTCCAAACACCATCAATAAAACCTAACGCTGTTTGCATCTCTTTCCTAATTGTTCCATCTGAACATTTCCTTTTTTTAGCAATAGTACGCAGCGAAATACCTATAACGAAGTGAGCTATAACAAGCTCATATTCTTCTGGCTTATACTTCCGCAAACGCGCCACACAACCGTCAATCATGATCCCCTCATCGTCATCACATTGCTGGCGTGTTTTCTTTCCATGAGGTAACAAGCCTTTAAACCCAGCAGCAATGGGTTGCCAGTCAACACCACTATTATCGGATGCCGCCCAAGCTCCCCAACGGTCCATTATTTCGTACATATCTCTCATTTTTAAAGCTCCTCAGGATAGAACGCCGAGCGAGTAAGCCCGATCCAGCAATTTAATAATCAATACCGGCTGAGTGCCGTATTCACGCTCAAAAGCGGCTGGGTCATGGTGCAAAGAGCGATGGTGCTTGCGGCATAATGGGATCGTAAAAATATCGTGGGCCTTGGTGCCTACGCCGCCCTGCCCCCAGCCAATAAGGTGGTGTGCATCATCTGCCGGCTGCCCGCAGCACATACACGGCTGTTTTTTAACCCATGAGATAAAGTCAGCTGATAACCATCGAATCCGCTTAGGTCTGGCGAATAGTGTCGCCGGTGCAACAGGATCGACGTTCACAGGTACCAGAGGTTTACCCGGCGTTGTTATTGCCGTTGGCTTGATTGTTTTTTCGAGACGGGGAGAAAGAATACTGGTGGCCGGTACCGACGGAACAATCTCACTCTCCCTGTAAACCGATTTAATGCCATCGTCTTTAATACGCAGGGATCGGCGCGCCATTTCTTCTGTAATTTCATCGCCAATCCCGGCGCCTACCGCCCACCAGCATAGCTCCGCCAGTGACAATGAGCGCTGAGCGTCCAGACCAAGCGCGATGCGGGCAGTGTCGATTACCCAGTCAGCGTTGTTAACACCTACCAGTTGATCGAGGGTTTGTCCCGTTTGGTTTTTCAGCTCATTATCACAGTGCCAGCATGCCATTATTACACCCGTCGAATGGCGAAACGGGACGAGCTCATGGTGATGGTAATCGGAATGTGTCCACTGACAGTTTTTAACCTGCCTACGCAACCATGACTCGAGGGCACTAACCCCACCAGCTGCAGTGATAACTGCCTTCTTCATGAAAAAAGGTCTGATCCCCATATCATCCCGCAACGGCTGCCGGGCATCAGGAAGACGTCCACTGGGTATCTTTTTCATGCTTGCCGGCGGTATTTCCACAAGAACCCGGCCGGCACCGAATAACGGCATTAATTTACTACCCGGCTTAAGCAGCACAATTCCAAGATGGCGTGCAATATCCACGTTAAGCAAAGCTCGCATCAGTCCCTCCACATCTTCTGTATGTAGGTCCTGTCAATCCGTGGCGGCTTCTTCGATTCCGGCAACAGCACGCGGATCTCCCACGATGCAAAGTCTCTGGACAAGCTTTTCTCAACCACACAGTTATTTTTACGGTATCGATCCACCAGCTCTGTAGCCTCAGCCTCTGAAAGCTGCTCGTGTAAAAACCAACTTTTCTTCATGGCTGATCACCGAACAGTCGCAAAAACTCAATCGCTCTTTCACGCGCGCCGGGTTCTTCAGCGATCATTTCCTGCAGCAGCTGCACGGCGAGCACAGGCTCCTTTCGCCCGACGATGGAAATTCCTCTGGAGACACGGCGAGAGAGTTTTATGAAATTTTTTCTCTCTAACGCACACAGATGCAACAGGACAGCATTAGACGAGCTAACGCCGAGCATATCGGCCAGCTCAGATAGCGTAGGTGGGTAGCCATGCTGATTGATGTAGGCCACCAGCAGATCGAAAACTTCCTGCTGGCGAAAAGTTAGTTTTGAAGACGAAAGCAAACCGGCGCTCGATGAAGGAGCACCAGTCTGATGGGATTTTGATACTTCGGGGGTTTGCGTCATGGTTTCTCTCCGCGACGCAGCAGGTATAGGTTGTTCAGGCCTATGACGGGATTGTAACAGAACCAGGGGGAACCTGGTAACCAACTCCAGACTTAGCCTTTTCAATCATCTGTGAAAAAAGAGAGAGAGTCCCCACTATCTCATCCGGCTGCAAAGGCATAAACGAAACAGTGTCTCCGCGCCGGTACATCAGAGCGCGCTCAGACACAGGAAAGGATGTCAGACGAGCAACGATCACCCCATCATCGCATCTGATAATTGCATAGCCGGTGTTCGGCATTTCTTGTTTTTTACTCACAGCCAAATCCCCAAAATAAACCAGGCAAGCCAATGGACCTCAACTTAACAAAACCAGTCATCAGCGCTTTCCCAGGTGTCCTGCAGGATTTCCTCAATACGTTTTTTATCTCCGTCCATTCCACCAAGCACGGTCAAACCATCGGAGCTGGCCCGACGAATCACAAGACTGCAGTTATTAAAGTTTTGATCCAATCGCCGCAGTAGCTCCTTCTCCAGAGCAGGCACAGCGCCATCCGGCAATTTTTTTTGGCGATCAATTGTGATTTCCACTTTCATAACTAGCTCCTCACGCAAGTACTGTATAAATAAACAGTATACTTGTTAGGTGAAATGTTCAAGCGTTTAATGCCACTTTTCGCTAGCCCATGCTCATGTTTAGATTGATCTTTTCTCCACAAAGGACGAAATCCGCTATTACAGGGATACAGTCATTTTTGTGGTGATCAACAACGTTGATAAGAAACGCCGCTACTTCTGGCGTTCCAGATTCCGCTCTTGGCACAGAGCGGACAATCTGGATGGGATGAAGGTCTGCTTCGAGCGAGGATCGGAAGTTAGTAATTCCTCTCATAAATAATTAATATGAAAAAATCACTTATGGACTTCTTAAATATAAATGGGGCGATTTATGATCTATGCTTGGATTGATGGTAAGAGACGTCAGCCATTGGTAAAGGGTGAAAAGACAGTATGCAGGGACTGCGGGGGGACGTTATCAGCCGTTTTACCAGCACAAAACATTTACCACTGGAGGCATAAAGCTGGAGACTGCGATACCTGGAGTGAACCTGAAGGCCCATGGCATCTCGGCTGGAAGGAAAATTTCAATGAAGAGTGCCGAGAAGTTTCACTCAAGGACGACTTAACAAATGAACTTCATCGGGCAGATATACTATATGGGCAAGGTACAGGCTTTGAGACAGTCTTAGAGCTACAGCACTCACCTATATCCGAAGAGGAACGAATTTCCCGCGAGACATTTTATAGGAAAGGGCGTCGCATGTTCTGGCTGGTGCATATTGATGCTTCGTCAACTTCTTCAAATGGCTGGAATTTCCATATTTCACTCGATTTTAAAAGCCGTCTTGTGAAGCAGGGTATTCATAGCTTCGGAATAATGCAGTGGTTTGGTCGCAGCACGCAGTTTATCGAGAAATGGAAGAGATCCGACGCCTATGTTTTCTTCGACTTTAAAGAGCACATTTTTTTTCTAGCCAATAAAAGATTGGCGGAAAAACTTAACCATGGCATTCCTCTAATGAAGGGAGAATTCGCCCTTTGCTTGCTTACTCGTGAAGAATTTATCGATGCAGTGAAACGCCCCCGCTCCTAATGGAAGTATTAGCTTATGTGTAAAACTAAATAGCTGCGCGGAATAGTGCTCCACTTTTTGCCGGCCCTTGCGGGGTAAGGGATTGGGGTGGCCACCTCCGCTAAGAGGCACTACGCCCAGCTTGCTGTGTTTACTCTTACGTGGCTACCATATGTCAAAAAATGGGAAGTGTAGCGGTATTAGACGCGGCTATTTAGAACACGACATAAAAGCATTCTAGAATGGCTAAGCTTCCGCTCCTGGCACACAGCAGACATCCGCAACAGCAAGTGTCCGCTGTGAGCGAGGAGCGGACATTATTAATAAGTTAGCTGCAACACATCTCAGAGGTTCATCTCTGAAATTTGCTCACCATCAAATGGTTTGATTGGTTTCGCGTTTATATTGATAGCAGCAAAACAATCCTCCTCTTGAAGGTTTTCGTATTTCATGAAATACGATTTTATCCCACCACTTATAATTTTACTCCTCTGTTTTTCTAGCCATTTCAACCTTTCAGTGGTGAAAATAACTGACTTACAGATAAACATTCGCCCCATAACAGACGGCATGTAGGCTTTTCTATCAAATGATTTAAAAGGATCACCTATTGAAAGAACAGATAAGTTATCCGTAGCACCTTTTTCCCGATTTTTTTCTGCTGAGTATGAAATTCCGCTCGGCAAAAAAATTCCAGTTTCAACTCCTTGTCTAATAGAGTGCAAGGCCATTTTCTTATCAAAAGAAGATCCGCCAAACAAAATACTAAGGCGGTTTATTTTACAGTGTTCTATTAATTTTAGGACGACCTTTTTTTCTTGCTCATTAGGTTTGGTACTTGAGATCAAAGAAATATCGAACTCTGTAATTATTCTACCGAAAAACCAGAGGTCTTTTTCTGTATATCGAATCAACCCTGGCGGGTAAGATTTTTCATTTTTCCTTATTACACTTACACCTAGATTTTCAAGATCTGCAAGTTTGTTAGATGTAATGAATGACTCTATTTCAGCATTTTTTGAAGATTCTGGCTCAAAAACTAAGATATTGCTTTTCGTTTCCGCAAGGTAATGAATAATTAGCTTTTTAACTTTTTTCCAATCCAATCCGCCATGCCCACAGCCGAGAGCTGGTAGTGTTATCGTCAAACCTTCTTTGTTCTTTACATATTCAGAAAGCCAGATGAGACCACTTTCAATGTATTCGTACTCAGATGGGTTTCGCCAATGATCTTTGGTAGGGAAGTTTATAATTTCAATTCCTTTTGAAAACATGTCTTCTTTTTTCCATACGCTAGGTTTTCCAGGCAATATTTCATTAGCTTTGCATTGACGGACATACTCTTTGAACATCTCAGGATATTTGTTTTTGAAGGCTAGAGCGACTCCCGCCCCCATGACACCTACACAATTAACTGTGTTAACTCTAATATCGGCATCAAAATCAAAGAAGTTTCCTTTAACAAACTCTAACATATGCTATTACTCCTAATCACACACAGTACTCTCGATTCTAAATCTGCTATTGATTTATTGTGGGTTGTTACCCATTCAGGATTGATTGCATTCATGTCAGCTTTTGATAGAGCAATGAGCATTTTCAAGTCATTTTCGTTTTTGATTATATCAATCAATTGCTTTTCATCACGGTCCTTCGCAACGATGTCACCAATTAAGTCGTCATAAGTTACAAGTGTTACTATCTTTCTTATTGACTCCTCACTTAGTCCGCCAATATCTTCAGTAAAAATTCGCTCTAACATAGGCAAGGATTTTGCAGCATGGTCATTATCAGCTTTAGTCATTCCATCTTGCCCCCAGCGAGACTTCGGCCCTTTACCTATATCATGTAGGTATGCGGAAATAAGAACAATTTCTTTATCAGCATCAGACAGTTCATTATATTCATTGAACTTTTCGAGAGCACCTGCAACTTTTCTGCTATGCGTGCCAACATCATCAGTGTGTGGCCAATAGCTGGCCTTTAACCCGTCTATATCATCAAGTTCTTTTATTGATGAGAATTTTTTTTCAATTGCATCTAGTGCATCACGTAGACTTTTATACTTATTGAATTTATTATCAGTTTTATATATTTTTTCAATTGTTTCATCCATGGCCTTTTTTAAAAAGTATGGCCCAGTCACAATTGATTTTCTTTTGCCATCGTAAAAATTTATGTAATAGTGATCCTCATCATACTTAATTTTAGGTGGTTGTATTCCTTTATTTTTAAACACCTCCACTACTTTATCCTTAACCCATCCATTCCAAACTATTATGTGATCCAGTTCTGATATATTAATGCTACCGGGAACAAGTAACTCTGCCATCTTCTGATGACGATACATCTCTGACGGGCACGACCATTTCTTACTATCAATAGCATCCCAGTTTAAAGAGTTAAGCATATTTAGTGATTTAGAATTATAAAATTTTGGCGGCACATCTGTGTTTGCTGAAGCATCTGAAAATACAGTGCCGGCATTTTTAACAATAATTTCCAAGGGGATTGCAAAGTAAATAAGAAACGCTTGGTCTACATTTTTTTTATTTATTACCGCAAGTTGCATGGAATTTCTTTTTGAGAAGTAAAAAGGGACATAGTCGTGAACAAAGTTCCCATTAGAACACGGTACCTGCATAGTGCTTCTTCTTCCTTGTATCCCATGCTCGGCAACATTATGATGAGTTATATCCTGTTCATTTTTTAAGTTTGTACATAATAGTCCATTCTCGATTATCGATTCAAGGTTGTATAGACAGGTAAAATGATATGCATATCTTCCTTTGAGACTTGCTGGAAACTCCATAAATTAGCCCTTAATTTAATGTTAACATGGCAACAATAATCATCCATAGCTAAGAAATTTTTGCAATAGCTCTAACGCGATAAAGCAAAAAAACTTGCTTATAATCCGCATAATTGCCATAACGAGCAAACAGGCTAACTTCGAATTTGATGGTTTCTCTACCTGAGGCGAATGTCCGCTTATGGCACTCAGCGGACATCTCAGCTTTACCTCACCCCGGAATAATTAAACTTAGCTTTGACATCCCGTACCAGCTGCTGTTGATTCTATTTAAGGTATAATCAGCACCTCGCCGCATTGCGCAGGCAGCGGTTACGCATTTTGGCAAGCAACCAGAGTTCGTTTGCTGTTGTAGCCATCCCAAGCGTCGATGTGTAAACAGTCGCAGCCCGGCGCCACAGCTTTCTGTCTTCCAGCGTCTTCGCCAGGGACAGTGCGTCCTGGACTTTTTTCACATCCTCTTCAGATAATGGTGTTGCAGTCTGCGGCAGGGCAACATCGGGAACCTCAACGCCTGCAACAACCCGGTAGACATACTGGCAACCGTTATGGGTACGATGGAGTTTTCCCGCGGCATGGAGTTGCCGCAGCAAGTTACCTGCTGTACTGGCTTGCAAGTCGAGCGCATCGCAGACATCCTGCAGGACGCATTCTGGCGTCCGGCTAACGATGGCAAGCACCATCTGTGCTTTGGTTACTTTGGCTTTTGATTGTTTGGTCATGGTCAAAACTCGTTTACTTGGTTAAACCTGCCGCCTTGCGGCGTTTGTACTCTTCCATCAGAATCTGTGCTGGCGTCGGTCCCACTGGATGTCTCGGTGCTGCCAACTGCTGACGAATTGGCGGAATCGAAAACCCGTTAGCCAGGTGTTTGGTCCATTTCGTGAGTAAGTTATCTGCCAGTTTTTTCAGCTCTCCCTCCGTCAGGTTCCTCTCAACTCCGGTTCTACGCATCTCAATGCAAATGTGATACATAACATCCTGTTTCCATGGGTATTTGTCGCTGCCCGAGTATCGGTAAGACTCATTCCTCCAGCGCTTGTATTCCGCCATTACAGATTCGGATGTCAGATTGAACGGGTTAGCACCGCTGGCAGATACAAGAGCAACGAATTCAGCCAGATCCGGTGGCCATGTGTTACCCGCGGCGCAGCGCTCCATGCACTGACTGCAGACCAGAGTAATCTGGGCTTCACTCATCGATCCAATCTGGGCAATCCACATATCCGAGGGCGCCGCCCCGTTCTTCTGGGTCCACCGGTTCGAAAATATTTCCCCCATGACTGTCCATAGCCGCCATGCTGTATCCGCCGCCAACAAGTCCGTTTTGCTTTTCCCAGCGTTCTCTGGCTGCCTGAATTTCCTGAACTGCCCGGGATGCGGTGTTAACTGGTTGAATTCCTGCATGGTCTTTACCTCCGGTTGCTGGTTGTGGTTTAGATTTGGCTCTGGCACTTATCAAGCTGCGGGCAAACTTCTGCTCCCATTGAATCTGAGTGAACACTTTCCCCTCGGATTTCCAGTACGCGATGAACTCTGCCAGCTCTGTCGGCAGGTATGCCGGTTCGGGAAGCGCTATACCCCAGGTAGCAGCCAGCCGCGGCCAGTCCTGTGTCGGCAGCCAAAGGTCGTGCATGGTGAATTTCCCGATCGGAATATCCACTCCAGGCAGATACTGAGGTTGCTGGGGAAAATTTCTCTCCTGCGCATAGAGAGTGGGGTTTGATCCTTTTCCCTTCCCTTCCCTTCCTTTTCCGTCAGTGAGCCCTCCTTGATGATTCACTGAGTCCTCAATGAGCCCTCCTTGATTAGTCACTCTCTTTTCTTCCTCTCCTGCCTTATCCTCAGTGAGTTCTGGTGGAAGGGGTATTTTTGAAGCTGAAGGCCTGTTTATTTTTTGATGCTTAAGGAAACCTTTAATCTGTAAATAGCAGACATCATTCACTGAATACTCAATGAGTAATCCATGAGTAATCAGTTCCTGTATTAGTGGTTCGCAATCGAGCGCGTCCGCAGGGAAGATCTGCATCTTCAACCGTTTTGGCGAACGCTCAAGGCATCCCATGTCGTTGGCGAAGTTGAACAACCCGATAAACAGGAGACGCGCTGGAATTGAACATTCCACCACCTTCTCATCTGTCCAGAATTCAGGTTTAACTGTTCTGATGCGGGCCATCTGAAACCTCTTATTAGCCAGCTGGTGCTGGTGGTCATTGTCAAAACTCGATTAGAAAAACTGCGGCGCTACGGCGCTGATGCTCGCCAGAAGTGGTCCCGCCGCATCTGCAGGAAGCATGTTAAAAAGTGCAATTGCTGCCTCCCGAATTTCACGCTCTAACTTCTGCAACGGAGCACCAAGCAATTTTGCCTGGTGCGCTTCGCTACACTCTTTGATTGCTTGAGCCACCAGCTCGCTTTCAGTCAATCCACGTTTCAATCCGTGTTTGCGCGCAATCTCAATAGGCATCGCATCAGCGATCGCTCCTGAAAGCTGCATGACGTAGCTGGTGTACTTCTCTGATCCGGATTCGTTTTTCAGGTAGCGGTACAGATTCTGTTTATTGACGTTTATTCCGCGACCGTTTTGTTTTCTCCATTGCTCATCCACCAGCTGCGCGATGTGGTCCTGTGCACGTCCAGGTAAAGTCGACTCCCATTCCTGAACGGCAGCAAAAATTGCTCTACTCTTCATCCGAGCCCGGCGTAGACCGGAAAACTGATTTTCTGAGTTCAGTTGCAGGCCCATTACCGGGTTATGATTTTTAAAAGAGATGGTTTGCATACTTACTCCTTCGGTAATCCATCCGTTGGGTTTGGGTAGAGATCTGGTCTGAGTTCATGCGGAGTAACTTTCCACTCCAATGCCTTACTGACTTTCAGAACCAACTCGCCGGGAACTTTATGTTTGAACCAACCATTTACTGTTTGTGCTCGCCGATTAAGCCGCCGTCCGATTTCCGATTGGCTACACACGGCAAGTAGTTTTTTTTGAAGTGATGGCTTCATGCGCTGCTCCACTAAGAACTGTAAATTTGAATTACAGTTTAATCAGTTTATTTCGATAGTGTCAAATCATTCGATATGAGGCCTGAAGAAAAAATCTGTATAATCTTTCTCATGTGTTTGTTTGGGTGGATGAAGATGAACTTTGGTGTTCGACTGCAACGAGTCTTAGATGAGATAGGAATGTCTCAATCAGAACTGGGGCGGAGGATCGGTGCGACATCCCAATCAGTGAATGGCTGGTGTCAGGCTGGAATCCTTCCCAGGAAAGAAATGCTTGAGCAACTTCCTGATATAACAGGAAAACCTTTGTATTGGTTTTTCATGACAGATGAAGACGAAGAGACGCTGCAGCCGCCAAGAGCGGAAGATATCTATGTCCTTACCCCGGAGACCAAAAAGCTCATAGAAATTTACGATCAGCTTCCTCAAGTGGAGCAAGAACGATTCGTCGGGTTAATGCAGTTAAGGCTGGAAGAACTCGATGCTTTCATGAACGAATATTTAATGAAACGAAAGAAAGACTAGAACAGCCTTACCCGCCCCTTCATAAGCGCCGCCTTCGGGCGGTTTTTTTGTGCCTGCTCCCCGCCTCACATCCAATTCTGAAATTTAAATCATCAGTTTTAATTGACAGCTGTAGTTTATATCGATAATACTATCTCCGCCCTATGACGTCATCGAGGCAGGAAGCCCACGAAGTAGCTGCCGGCGGCATACGAAACACCGGATGAGATGACAGCAATATCAATCGCAGCAGGTTCAACGTTCGGCTGCCCGGCCTTAAGGGAAGGAAATGAGTATGGATAAAGCATATGAAGACTATTTTGAAAGCCTCTCTGAAGGTGAGGAGGCGCTGAGTTTCAGCGAGTTTACCGCGGCGCTTTCAGGTAAGCCGGCAGACTGCGCCTCTTCTGAAATGTAATGGAAATCCTGCGCGCTTCGTGGTGGTGAATTGCAGGGTGACAAAGCTCAATCGTGAAGATCAGCGTCACGACACCACCGACGAAGCGCGTCGAAGTGGTGAAAATAAAAAATCAGGGTTTGCAATGCGGTGAATGCGGCTATGCGCACGCGGCACAGTTAAAAAGTAAACATGGCGGTTATTCACACGTTGTGGGGAAAAAGTTGTCGGCGGTAGTTGTTAACTGGCTGCCGTCACCGGGAGGCACCCGGCGCCGCATTGCAAAACCACATCCTAATACTGAGTTAACTGGAGATAACTATGAAGGATTTTGCCCGAGTACCTACCGGGAACCAGGCGACCCGCCTGAACTGGTTCGAGGTGAGACTACGCCAGCTGTGTTACTTGCTGGCGCAGAAAGGAAACCCTGAGGCTGAGGCATGAATACCCTGTTTGCCCTTGTCATCAGCGTTTGTGCTCTCACTGGTGAATGCTCTGATGTTCTGATCGGTGTTTATCCATCAGAGGCCAGTTGCAACAGCAACGCCGATGAACAAAAAGTACAGGGCCAGTGCCTCCCCTACCGAAATGCACAAAACATGGCTGACGACCAACAGCCTGCAGTGAGTTTTTGAATCGAGTTTTGACCAATGGCCGTTACGGCCGGAGAAGTGATTATGGAATTTGGAATGAAACGCGTTCTGGCATCTGTCCAGGCCGCCGCCACTTTGAATAAGCTCTATGACGGCTCGCCCGTTTCACTGACGGCCATCAGTAAAGAGTCAAAGCTGTCTACTTCATACCTTGAGCAGATCTTCAAAAAGCTGCGGGCGGGTAACCTGGTTATTTCACAGCGTGGCCCAGGTGGTGGTTATAGCCCCCGCGGCGATGACATTACCGTTACAGAAGTGATCACTGCGGTATCTAAACTGCCAGCCCATAAAACTTTTGAGCCTATCCTGCGAGCGCTTGACGACGTTCGCGTATCACAGCTGCTGCGGGGCGATTCGCCAGCCCCATAAAGCACAAAACCCGCGCAAGGCGGGTTAAGTACCCGGTCAGCCGACCAAAGCTTTCCGGAATCGAGTTTTGACCAATGACCACCACCAGGGCGGCTGCCATCAGCTGCCGGGTATCTTACAATCCAAAGGAGCCCAAACGCAATGAACAACTACCCGTATCTCATTAAAGCTAAGGCAAAAGCAAACGAAGCGAAAAGCCTCTTCTGCTGGTTCTCTGCTAAATCCGATTCTCGCGCCGAGCGCAAAATCCTGGACATCCTGGAAGACGCTGAAATTAACGTTGGCCGCGGCGCCAGCCATCAGCTGCCGATCCGCACCAACTGGCTCATCGTTGATGACTTACCGGAAGAAGGTGTACTGGATGATACCTGGTGCGATCGTTACGAGCTTGGTGGTAAAGACGGGCTGACATGGCAAAAAATCGTTACACCGGCGGCTGCTGAACCACAGCCCTCCAGTAAACCAGAAAACGATATCTCTCCTGCAAATAGCGATGAAGAGGACTATTCGAACAATGAAGAAGCACTCTTCAACCTAGCAGAAATGTCATTCCGCACGCAGCTGCTTGCCCAGTATATGGCCGACGAACGTCACGTGTATCACATTAGCATTCCTCATCGTAACCGCCTTTCAGCGATGGAAATGGATACGGATAATCACGGTGTGCAGAATCTGCTGCTGACGGCAGAAAATATTCCGGAGCTTAAAAAATATGATATGCCTGGCCTGTGGAAATTTACCAGTGCATTTAAGAGCGTATTTCCTGCGGGGAAACGCCATGAGCTCGGCAAGCAAATTCAGTTCGCCAAATTGTGGCCTGAAACGTCTCACATTGACCGCGGGATCCTTACAAAGGAATGGGCTGCTGGAAACTATATCACCTCAATAAACAAAACCGATACTGGCGCCAATGCTGGTGGCGGTAACAAAACTGACCGCAATCCGGATTATCAGCATTCGCTGGATACTCTGGATATAGAGATCGCCCTTGCGACGATGCCTATGGATTTTGATATCTATAATTTTCCGGCATCAGTCCACCGCCGCGCGAAGGAAATAGTACAGAAGAAAGAAAGTCCATTTAAAGAATGGTCTGCAGCATTACGGAGCACACCAGGCATCCTTGATTATTCCCGTGCAGCGATTTTTGCACTGATCAGGGAAGCATCCAGTGGAATAACTCCTTTTCCAGATCGGTTGCGTGGCTACATCAACGCGAATCTGACTGAACATAAGCATGATACCCCAAGCGCTGAAATGCTTGCCAAGGCGGGACATATTCCATCTGCTGCAGTCACTCTGGATGCAATAAACCAAGCAATCGCCGGAGAGGATAGCAGCGCAAAACTGGAAACACTCTCCTCTGACTTTAAAGCAGTTGGCACCGAACTCGTAAAAGAAGCTCAAAAGCAGCGTCCGAACGCTAATCAGGTTCTGGCCGCCGAGCGCGGCGAATATGTCGAAGGGATTAGCGACCCTACTGATCCGAAGTGGGTAACCGAAGACCTTCCCAAATCAAGGCAACCTGAGGTTTCAAAAATTGGGGACGGAGTATTTTCCATTGACGGTCTTGTTGACGTTACGGGCAAGGTTAACCGAAAAGAAAAAACAGATGAAGTTGTTCATCAAACGGATGCTGTAGATATTGAATCCGGTCCTCATAATAAGGAGGAAGATCAGCCTATTGATTATGTTCACGTTATGGTTGATCTGGAAACCATGGGTAAAAAACATAACGCCCCTATCGTCGCTATTGGTGCGGTTGTTTTTGACCCGGCAACCGGCTCTATTGGAGAAAGTTTCTATAAAGTCGTATGCCTTGAATCCTCTGTGAACTGGGGCGCCGTAATCGATCCATCTACTGTTATCTGGTGGCTTAAGCAGTCCTCCGAAGCACGCTCTGCGATCGTAAATGATGATGCTATCCCGTTGCTGGATGCATTACTCCAGTTCAGAGAATTTGTCTCTGATAATGTTGCTGGCGGGAGCAAAAAGGCACAGGTATGGGGTAACGGTGCGTCATTCGATAACTCCATTCTGCGTTCTTCTTACGATTGCATTGCTGAAGATTATCCGTGGGAATACTGGAACGATCGGGACGTACGAACAATGGTAGAGCTCGGCCAGGCCATTGGCTTCGACCCCAAAACAACGATCCCGTTTGAAGGTGATCGTCACAATGCCCTCGCTGATGCTATTCATCAGGCCCGCTATGTATCAGCAATCTGGCAGCGAATAGTTTCCGGCAATCAGGTGCTGCAAAAATTGATGCAAAACTGATTTTTTATTTTCAGATACTGGCCCAGCAATGGGCCATAATGAGGTAAAACATATGCTCCAGATGTTAACCCTTGAAGAGTGGGCAAACGAGAAATACAGAAGCAATCCTCCAAGTGTTTCCACTCTCAGGAATTATGCTAAACAGAATATGTTTTCTCCCCCAGCCAAAAAAGAAGGTCGATTCTGGCGCGTCAGGGAGGATGCTGAGTTGGTCGGTACATTGACCACTCCTGTAGTAAAGAAAAGCGACCCTGTTCTTTTGCAGAGGATTTTGAACGATGGCTGCCAGACCACGTAAAAATAATATATCTATTCCAAATTTATACCCGCTCTACAGTAGAAAGGTTAATAAAGTATACTGGCGTTATAAGCACCCGATAACTGGTAAGTTTCATAGTCTAGGTACAGATGAAGCAGAGGCCACGGCAATAGCTATTGAAGCAAATAAAAGACTGGCGGAACAACAAACCCGCCAGATAATGGCAATCACTGACAGAATATCCACCAACTCAGGAAAATCAATATCAACTAACACCTGGCTTGAACGTTACTGGAAGATTCAGCAGGAAAGATTAAAGTCCGGAGATATTAAAGAAAACACTATCAAACAAAAAGCAAAACCAGTATCTCTGCTTAAGGAACGTGTAGGAATGAAATTAATATCCGCTGTCAATGTTCGAGATGTTGCGCAAATTCTTGATGAATATTTAGCGGAGGGACAACCCAGAATGGCTCAGGTCATTCGCTCTGTCCTAATAGATGTTTTTAAAGAAGCTCAGCATGCGGGAGAAGTACCTCCTGGTTATAACCCTGCACTAGCAACTAAACAACCTCGTAGAAAGATCACTCGCCAGCGCCTCACTCTGGAGGAATGGCAAAAGATTTTTGATATAGCCGATGAAAATCACAAATACATGGGGAACGCCATGCTTTTAGCCATAGTAACAGGACAGCGACTAGGTGATATATCCCGTATGAAATTCTCGGACATCTGGGACGATCATCTACACGTTGAGCAAGAGAAAACCGGAAGCAAAATCGCTATACCATTAGCTCTGCGTTGCAACGCAATCAACTGGAGCCTCCGAGATGTAATCAGTCGTTGCCGGGATTATGCAGTAAGCCCTTATTTGGTTCATTTCTTTAGAACCACCTCACAGGCTGAGCGAGGAGCGCAGGTGAAACCCAGAACACTGACCATGAATTTTAGCAAGGCAAGAGACAGTGCAGATATTGACTGGGGACAATGTACACCGGCAACTTTCCATGAACAAAGATCGCTTTCCGAGCGGTTATATAAAGCCCAGGGTATAAACACGAAAGATTTACTTGGACATAAAACTCAACAACAAACGGATAGGTACCATGATGATCGAGGTAAGGGGTGGACAACGGTGGCCTTATGA